GTCGTTTGTTTTTGATAATAACTCCACGACTTTTTAAAATACCAATTTGTATTCTAGTGTCTCTAAAAACTTTTTCTTCCACACTTATCTCCTTTTTATATGAATGCCTAAATAATAGGGCTTATTTTATCAAATGTATCAAGCAACATCTGACTCTTTTGCAATTCTAATTCTACCTTCTCTTTTGTATCTGCTATTTCATCAATAGCTGCCTGTGTAGCTTCATTTGGGTTATCTCCAGCAGATTTCAAAGCACTCTGGTAAAGAAAGTTTATCTTCTCCCATTTCAACAAATCATTAAATACTTTATAACTTCTGATATTCAACAAAACGTCCTGTAAAGCCAGTGTATATGCTTTACCTCTGGCAGTATATCTGATTTCAAGATAAGAAGAAAGCACCGGATTCAGTTGGATGGATACGGTATCATCTTTTAAAAGCATATCTTCTCCACGCTCTCCGCTGATCTGGAGGATACCGGAATTACAAAGAACCATAAGTACGCCCATCAGATCACCGACTGTTTCTAAACGAAGTCCGGCAGTATCACTGCCATTTAAAGCATTATAACTGACACCGAGTGCGGCTGCAATCTTCTCTAACTGAGGAGGTTGTGGCTGCATTTTATTTGTTTCGTATTTTCGGATGGACACTGGATGGATGCCGGTCAGTTCAGCCAATTTATCTTGCGTGATTCCGATTTGTTTACGGCAGTATTTGATTTTTTCTCCTACGGTCATTTTTATCGCCCTCCATGTATCGAGATGGCTACATTATATCACGTATGAAAAAAATTTTCTACAAGCATTTCAAAATACTTGACAATAGCGATATCGCTACATATAATAAAAATATAAAAAATAGTGATTACGCTACATAAAGAAAAGGAGGAATTTCATATGGAACAGAACAACAAGATTTATATTACTGCAAATGAATTCGCAGAAATGTTGGGTGTTTCCGTGGGTCATGCTTATAAGCTGATTCGTAAGCTAAATCAGGAATTAGAAAAAGAAGGATTTCTGGTGATTGCAGGCAAAGTTCCCAGACGTTATTTTGAAAAACGCTGGTATGGTTACAGCGCGTAGGAGGTGTTTTGAATGAGAGCGGAAAAAGACAAGAAAACAGGAAAATGGTTGATTCAGTATCGTTATACGGATTGGCAAGGAAAACGTCGGAAATCTACCAAAAGAGGTTTTGCGACCAAAAGAGAGGCGGAGGAATGGCTTCGAAATTTCCTTATTACGCAAAAAGCGGATTTTGATATGAAGTTTGCGGATTTTTGGAAGATGTATTGTGCAGATATGGAAACTCGCCTGCGGGAGCATACCATGAGAACGAAAAAGTATATTGTGGAGTTGAAAATTCTCCCGTATTTCGGGAATAAGCGGGTAAATGATATTACTGCAGCTGACATCCGGCAATGGCAGAATGAGTTGATTAAAATGGGGTATTCACCCACTTATCTGAAAACAATCAATAACCAGTTGAGTGCAATCTTTAATTATGCGGTTCGATATTACGATTTGAAAAGTAATCCCTGTGTAAAAGCCGGAAGTATGGGTAAGAGCAAGGCAGAAGAAATGGATTTCTGGACAGGAGAGGAATTTAGGAAGTTTATCGACAGTGTCATGAACAAAAGACTTTCTTATATGGCATTTATGACCTTGTACCGGACGGGGATGCGTATGGGAGAGCTTCTGGCTCTGAATCCGAAAGATATAGATCTTGAAAAGAGAACAATTTCTATCACAAAATCATATCAACGTCTTGGCAAGAAAGATGTAATCACTCCACCAAAGACACCGAAGAGCAAGAGAGTGATTACCATTCCGGAGTTTCTGGCTGCAGATATCAAAGATTATATGGATAGTTTATATGATTTGCAGGAGAACGACAGGCTGTTTCCCATTACAAAATATTATCTGGAGCATGAAATGCAGCGAGGAATTAAAGAAAGTGGCGTAAAACGGATAAGAGTACACGATTTGAGGCATTCCCATGCAAGTATGCTGATTGAACTGGGATTTTCACCGCTGGAGATTGCAAATCGGCTCGGGCATGAAAAGGTGGAAACTACGCTGAATACCTACGCACATCTTTATCCAAACAAGCAGACAAAACTGGCTGAACGGCTAGACAGTGAATATAGGGAGGATTTGTAATGAGTGGATTAGATAAAGATAGAAAACGCAATCAGACAGTTTGTTTTCGGATGACACCTGAGGAACGCAGAGAATTAGAAGCGCGCATTAAAGTGAGTGGACTGCCGAAAGGAAAATATTTCATTCAGTCTGTACTACATCAGGAAGTAAAGATTGCGGTTGGTAAATATCAAAGTGATCGGTTAAGCCTTGAAATAAGGCGGTTGTGGGAACGTCTGGAACATCTGGAAACAGAGGATTTGTATGAGGTGCTGGCAGATTGCCGGGCATTAATGCAACAGGTAATTGAAATCACTGGTGATGATTGTTCAGTAACATGGAAAGCAAGTGATTTTAAAACAGAGATATTGGAAGATGAAAAGAAAAGCCTTTAAGTGTCGGCAAACACCTAAAGGCGGAGACTTGGTAGAAAATCCAAATCAAATACTAAGGTTATTTTACCAAAGTCTCCACTTTCTTTCAACAGAAAATGGAGGTAATTTTGGATAACAGAAGAGATGAACCGAATTTAAAACTGATAAATATGGAACAGGTAGAGGTAGAAAAAATAGATTGGCTGCTTTATCCCTTTATTCCCTTTGGGAAAGTTACGATCGTGCAGGGAGATCCTGGTGAGGGCAAGACCACAATGGTGTTGCAGATTATTGCAAAGCTGACAAAAGGTGAGGCGGTATTACCATCGAACAGTGATGAATCAGCCTTGGAGGAAAAAACAATGGATCTGGAGCCGGTAAATGTAATTTATCAGACTGCAGAGGATGGATTGGGCGATACCATTAAGCCTCGACTTCTTTCAGCAGGTGCAGACTGTTCCAGAGTGATGGTAATTGATGATAACGATCAGGCGTTGACTATGATGGATGCCAGATTAGAAGAAGCTATCATAAAGACAAAAGCACGCCTTGTAGTTTTAGACCCGATACAGGGTTTTCTGGGGGCTGCTGTAGATATGCACAGGGCAAATGAAATTCGCCCCTTGATGAAGCGTGTAGCGGTGCTTGCTGAGAAATATCATTGTGCGATTATTTTGATTGGTCATATGAACAAAAACAGTAATGGGAAATCGTCATACCGTGGACTTGGCTCTATTGATTTTAAAGCGGCAGCCAGAAGCGTACTGATTGTCGGAAGGATCAAGGATGAACCAGAAATTCGTGTGGTGTGTCATGTGAAAAGTTCCCTTGCACCGGAAGGAAAATCCATTGCATTTCGTTTGGATAAAGATACTGGATTTGAATGGATTGGGGAATATGACATCAGTGCAGATGATTTGTTAAGCGGAGACAACCGGGGGCAGAAAATTCACGAAGCAAAGGAATTTTTAAAGGAAATTTTGGTATCCGGTTCTGTAGCCCAGACAAAGGTGGCAGAAGAAGCAGAAAGTCGGGGGATTAAAAAGAAAACACTATGGAATGCGAAGAAGGAACTGGAAATTGAGTCTGTGAAGATTGGTAATCAGTGGTTCTGGATGTTGCCTGAATAGTATTGGGAAGATGGCAAGATTACCATCTCTTTAAGAACAGGGAATCTTGCTATCTTGAAAGGAGCTATGAATGAAAAATGTACAAGTACCGCAGCAATTATTTATGAAACTGCTCCGATATCATCTGCTTGATGATGATAGTTGTGCCGATGATGTGAAAAAAGGATTGGAGCAGAAAATGAACACTATGGTGGAACGTGAATTATATACGAAATCAAAAACCGCTCCAACAGAGGAAGAACGGGAAAAAGCTCGCCAGGAGTATCTGGACAGGCGAGGAATACAGGCTGACTTTCGATGGTAATTCTTCTTTGGATGCCATATGACAGGGGCGTGGCACGCTCCTGTATAAATGGCAGACAAGGAAAAGTTGCAGATGTGAGGACGGAAGTTTTTGTAAGACATCTGAAAGGAAGCCATGATTCAGGGCATCCTTGGTAGGGATTTTGAATGTATCTGGAAAGGAGACTGGACAATGAGAGAGGGAAGACTTGGTTACAACAGTAGTAGCGAAAGATATGGCATCTTGTTATCGGACTTATGGATTGATACCGGATTGCATTGTGGGGAATGCCTGCAGATTTTGCTGGATGGCAGATGGGTACAGACCCGGATGGAAATGGATGCTGAGCGGAACTGGTATCTGGTGGGCACACCGTATCGTGGTGACCTGGAATATATTCAGGCAAGGATATAACAGGTCACAGACATACCGACCGAAGGGAAGAAAAGCTCCTGGCAGGGCGCAAGGGTACTTTTGATGGACGGTACGGCTGTCGAAAGTGCTTTTGCGTTACTTTTGACAAAAGTAACAAAACCGCTCTAACGGGCATGAATACAATTTATGTGCCGTATCCGGCACTATTTAGAGAATGTGAGGTGAAAAAATAGGATGATGAAAAGAACAATCAGCGGTATGACAGGAACAGGTTCTCTTGCGCATAACAGAAGGGATTTTATTGCAGAAAATGTTAATCAGAACAGAGTATATCTGAACATTTGTTACCGGGATGAAAATCTGAAGGATGTTTACAAAGAACTGTTTGATGAATCGGTAGAACGGTATAATGTCGGGAAAAGAAATGATCGGAAGATTACGAATTATTATGATAAGATTCAGCATGGAAAGCAGGAGAAGTTGTTCCATGAAGTAATTTTCCAGATTGGAAATAATAAAGATATGACTGCCGGGACACCAGAGGGAGATCTTGCGGTGAAAGTATTGGATGAATATATGCAGGATTTTCAGAGACGAAATCCAACACTCCGGGTATTTTGCTGCTATCTGCATCAGGACGAAGCTACCCCACATCTACATATTGATTTTGTACCTTATGTGACCGGATGGAAGGGAAAAGGAATGGATACAAGAGTCTCGTTGAAACAGGCGTTGAAAAGCCTTGGATTTCAAGGCGGTGCCAAGCATGATACAGAATTGAATCAATGGATCAATCATGAAAAAGAAGTTCTGGCAGAGATTATGGAGCGGCATGAAATCGAATGGGAGCAGAAAGGAACTCATGAAGAACATCTGGATGTGTATAATTTTAAGAAGACGGAACGTGCAAAAGAAGTAAAGGAGCTGGAGCAGAAAATAGAAAATTTGACAGCAGATGTAGAAGCGACAGAATCAGATATAAAGGCGCTTAATCAGGAAAAAGCTGATGCAGAAAAAGCCAGAGATCAAGTCAGGGAAAGCAAAGAACAGGCGGACAAAGAACTGAAGCATATGGAGAAGCAACGGAATCAGTTACAGCCAATCATAAATAGTATTGATAAGGAATTAAAGAATTCCGGGCAAATTAAATTAGTGTTGCCAGAAGTCGGGGCACTGGAACTGGCGTCTACATACCGCAATAAAAAGATTAAACCTCTGTTCGCTAAGATGAAGAATTATATTGCAGGATTAGCTGCAAAGGTGATAGAACTTTCCAGAGAAGCAGAAAAATGGAGAGATAAATATCAGCAGTTGAAGAAAGATTATGATGATCTAGAAAAGGATGCTGATAAGGTGGCGGATATGTGCAATCAGTTGTGTGATGATGTAGATAAGCTGGAAGTAATATCAGATAAATATAAAAGAGCACTACGGATATTTGGCAGTGATACTATAGAGTCGGCAATTTGGCGTGATATTCAGAAGGAAAAAGCACTGGAAGAACAAAAACGAAAAGAGCAGATGCCGAGAAAACTGAGTGACAGGCTGCAATGGAGCAGAGAAAGAAGCCAGGAGCACAATATGCAGCAGAAGAAAAATAAAATCAAACACAAAGAAATGGAGTTGTGAGAATATGAAAAAACATATATAGGATGCGAACGATATGTAAGTTAGCTACATTATAGTAAGCACAGAGAGCAGTCGGAAGGCTGTTCTTTTGCTAATATAAGAATGGTGTTTGGAATGTGAGTGTGATAAAATGAGAAAAAGACAGATGGTGTTTAGCAAGGAGATATGTAATGTTTGGAACAGTTATTATAGATGCGTATAGAAAAGAAGAAGCCTTGGAAATGGCAGATGCTATCGATGATTTATGTTCTCCGACAGATAACTACGGTTGGGCTTCGGCAGGAATTTATTGTTTTTGGGATTACTATGCGGAAGCAGTTCTCTATATTGGATTAGCAGGCGACCTAGCAGAAAGATTTAAACAGCATAATGGGATTTTACCAATTAAAGAGGGATCGAAACAAAAACAAATTGAAGATTATTTTTCAAGAAATGAACGATTGGGTTACACAATATTTGTGCAATCGCCGTTATCTCAACCGTTGGTTCATAGAAACAGAAAAGTGTATGAGAAATTTGCAAAGCAGCAGAACTCTCCAATTGAGGATATGTTAAGTGAGCAAGGACGAGATGATATAAAGAGAGTAGAAGGCATATTAATTGAGTCATTCCGAAGAAAGTATGGTCATTTTCCTCTATGGAATAGTATTGGTGGTTCTATGGTGGGACAAACAAAAGTAATGGAGAACAATATTAATATTGTAAATAGTTTTTGTCAACCAGATAATTACGCAATAAATCCTATAGTATCACGCTCTACAATTCGAGAATTGTCTAGGAATCCAGAATGGGAATGGTACGAGAATTATTTGCATGCTGCAAGAATGAATTTACTTATATTAGGAATGGAATATGACGAAGCATTGGAGTTTATAAATAAAAATGATACACTTGGTACATATGAACGAATGAAGAAAAGCGGATATTTAAGAAAACGATTGATTGTTTAGATTTTTCTTCAAAATGAAAAATCGTAATTCAGTTTATAGAACTGAAAATTATCGGGAATCATGAGGTGAATGTATGCATTTGGGATTTTCATATATTGGATTGATTTTTCTTATCATGTTGATGATTCCAAACTTATATTGGACGAAGAATCAGCCAAAGGATTACGAAAAATATGTACATAATGAAAACAAAATCTTGCTGTTGTTTGAGAGAGCCGGCGAAGTTTTAGTGACTTGTTTGTTGCTGATTTTCAGTGATTTTAATATTCAAGGTATTACAGCATGGATGATTTGGTTAATTGCTGCATTTGTGCTGATGATTATGTATGAATTATATTGGATACGATATTTTAAAAGTGAAAAGACGATGAAAGATTTTTATAGCAGTATAATGGGTATTCCTGTTGCAGGTGCTACTCTTCCAGTTATAGCGTGTTGTTTGATTGCTATATACGGACGAAACCCAATGTTATTCGTGTCTACAATAATACTGGGGGTAGGACATATTGGCATTCACTTAAACCATAGGAAAGAATTATAAATTCTGGTTATGATAAGAAATTTACAAAAGTGTCTCATTGCATAAAATCGGAAAGATGTATATTCTTAGATCAGGAGGTGGCGGATATGGCTAATGAAGATAAGAAGGATTTTAATGCAATGCTGCAGGATAATAAAGATATGCCAAAGTTTCAGATAATCACGGATGTAAAGAGCATTGAAAAATATGGTGGAAACAAAATGTACTTTGCACCGCCCATTGCTTATGATGAAGTGATGAAAAAAATTCCATATGGTAAAGTGATTACAGTTGGAAAGATAAGAGAATTTTTTGCAAAAGAGAATGATGCAGATTTTACAGAACCTATAACTGCCGGAATTTTTGTATCTATTGCTGCCTGGGCAAGCCATCAGAGATTGAAAGATAAAACTCCTTACTGGAGAACGCTGAAAGCAAATGGTGAATTGAATGAAAAGTATCCCGGAGGTATCCAGGCACAGAAAGTAAGACTGGAAGCAGAGGGACATATCATTATTCAAAAAGGCCGGAAAAATATCAGATATTACGTAAAAGATTACGAAAATTTTTTGTTTGAAATGGATTAATCTGTACCAGACACGCAATGTCTGGTGGAAAATCAGGTGATTCTCGGTTTGTGTCGTGGGATTTTTTGAAATAATTGGTAAGCTGTAGGTGAAAGAGAGGTAGAAACATGGACACAAAAAAGATAGGAGCTTTTTTGAAACAATGCCGTAAGGAAAAAAATCTTACACAAGAACAGCTTGCAGAAAAGTTTGGCGTATCGGCGAGAACCGTTTCCAGATGGGAGACAGGATCGAATATGCCGGATCTAAGTATATTGGTTGAACTTGCTGATTATTATGACATTGAAATAAAAGAGCTCCTGGATGGAGAAAGGAGTTCGACCATGAACAAAGAGATGAAAGAAACATTAAACAAAGTAGCTGATTATGAAGAGTGGGTAAAGCAAAAAGCCTTAAAAGCCGGAAATCTTGCTTTTGCATCGATGTTCCTGATCAGTGTAGGAGCTATTATCATACAGCTCCTATTGGCAGTAAAACTTCGTCTGGTGCTGGGAGAAACGTTAATTGCTTTGGTGGGAGGAATTGTATATGCGTTTCTTATGGTACATAATGGTATCTGGGATAAAGGTCTGTCTCAGAGAGAGGCACTATGGAGAGATTTTCTCACCAGTGTGATCTGTGCAGGAATTTTCTCAGTGCTTTATGGTATATGCTTGGGAAGAATGGGGGCAACTGAGAAGCAAACGATATATTTGTCCTTACTTTTTCTAGGTGGAATCACAATCGTGGCATTTATTGTTCTCAGGGTATTATCATATTTTAACAGGAAGAGGCGACGGATTTCGGTTAATGGGGAGCAAAGAGATATTCCAACGTCAAAGCTGGGTTGTACAAAAATCTACAATGCCAAAGACATAGTAGAAGCGGGAAGAATTGTAGAACTATTAAAAGAACATGGAATTGCTGCTTTTTCACAGGAAGCAGGTGCAAGTGTCTCTATGCATGGTGCATCAGGATTTGGTATGTACGGTATGGATGTATTGGTGGAAACTGATGAAGTGAAAAGGGCATTGCAGATTATCGAAGCTGCAGATGATTTTCAGGGATCAGAAAAATTTTGACATTTCTATTGAAGCGTGATAATATGATTATAGAAAAAGAGTGCTACCGATAGACGGTTAGTCCGATATAAAGTTAGACAAAAATTGCCGCTTAGTTTACCAGACTGGGGCGGCTATTTTTGTGGTTTATGATTATCCTTACCGAATGTGTATCCGATACTAAAGCAGGTTAAGCCGAAGCCCACTACTGCGATAAAATCTACAATACTCATTGGCTTAGCCCTCCTTTCCAGTGGATTCCCGTAAGGGTTTCTATGTAATCAGAGGGTCACAGTCCCTCTGTTGAAGGACTAACCGCCTACCGTTGTATGGTAGCACCCATGTTCTGATTATAGCAGTCGGCAAGATTGACTGCAACAACAAATTAAAGTGAGTGTAAGTATTATGGCAGTTAAACTATGTATGATGCTTACTAATATTGATGTTAAACAACAATAGAATAGACTTCAGATTGGGGAATAAAATCTATATGGGAATTTTATCAACTAGGGAGTGGGCAACTGTAATCTGGGCCTTTATTTTCTTTGTGTATGCAATGGTGCATAGACAGATTAGAGAGGCGTTTTGGAAAGTTGTAAAAATATTCTTTGGTAAGAAGTTAAGAATACTTTGGGGTATTATTTTGCTTTATGTTTTGGGTATAACTCTAATATTTTATCATTTACCATTTTGGGATAACGTTTATATTAAAGATATTATAGTCTGGTTTCTCTTTTCTGGTTTGATATATTGCATGAATGCTGTTTCACAAGAGGCAGATGAGGAATATATTAGAAAAGTTTTACGTAGGGTTTTAAAATAAATGCGAAAAGAGGTTGAAAAACCTTTTGCCGCATTTATTTTTTTACAAAAAAATAGAAAAATTCCGATAATGCGGCGGGGTATAGCAACCCTTCCGCATTATTTTTTTACGCATAAAGAAGGAGAGGTGAGAACATGAGCAAAAAGCCGTATACAAGTTTAACTTTTGAAAAACGCCAAATTATAGAAAATATGGCAAAAAAGAAGCAGACGCCGCAGCGGATTGCAGAAGCGACCGGGGTTCATGTGGCGACTATTTACAGGGAAATGAAACGCGGTCAGACAAAAGACGGATACAGTGCAATCAAAGCACAATGTGAAGTTTTGAGATAATACGGGTCAACAGATCGGCCATTTTATAAAGGTTATATTTTCGGAGTAGGTCAACAGGTTTTCGGTTCAGTTTTTAAGGTGAAAACAGAACAGCGGTGGAGAACACGAACGCTTAAAAAAGTTCCATGAAGGATAACAGGTTTTTTACTTTTAAGGCGAAAGTAAATAAGGTTTGGAAGTTCCCGACAAAAAAACAGCCGTCGGATCGCGTGAAAGCCGATTAACAAGAACACGCCCGAAAATATCACCCTTATAAAATGGCCGATTATAGCAAAAATGAAAGGAGCGTGAACCGGTGGACAAAGAAACAGACGCACTTCTGAAAATTGCAAGAGAAAGAGAAAACAAAAAAGATCTTCTGGCTTACCAGAAGTTAAAAGAGATTAGCACCGGAAGAACCTATTCGGAAGTACAGGACATTATAGACAGAATGGGAAAGCAGCTTTCACGGTGGGTAGGTGCTACACCGTGTCAGCCGAACGAATACGCGTTAGACTGGCACGGCCACAAAGTAATGCCGCCTATTGAAGAGACAACAGGCGACAGAGAGTAGAAAGGAGCGCGGACCATTGCGAACATTTAAAGAAACTTCAAAGATCGTCGAGGAAGTGGCAAACATAGCGCTGCAGGCAGCAGAAGAAAAAGGGCTGACTTTCCGCGAAGTTCTTTACCTTCCGGAAATGATAGACGCAAGAATAAAAAAGGAGATTGAAAAAAGGGAAGAACCATTCAGAAGAACCCCGCAGCAGTGAGCCATGGAAGCGGGCAGCAGGGGAAGAAAGGAGCGTTTACAACGAAGATTATTATTTTTAGAAGCGTTCGCAAGTATTCAGAAGACGACTTCCACACGTTCGCGGCAGCGCTGCACGACGTACCGGGAGCGAAGGCCGACAGAAGAACCTTGACAATAGAAGCGAACGGCCACCGGGTAGAGTTCCGGAACGGTTCGCCCTACAATCCAAAGAACGCCGGCCTTCACGCAGATATAACGATCCCACATTATGACTACATAACGGCCGGATCAGAATATGGAAAGGATCCACGGTTCCGAAATTGTTCATTCACCCGCGTTCTGGAAATTATGAAAGGAACAGTGAAACCATGAAAGAACGACCGGAAAGAAAAGTTATTTTTGAGATTACCGGCGACGGCCTGACCGCGGAAGAAGTCGGCAGGATCCGGCAGGTAATAAGACACCTTAATTATAAAAGAGGACGACGCAAGGCGCCGCGCCTGTTTTATAGATACAATTTCACCCAAAGAAAGGAGATCTAACAAATGAGTTTAGTTGACGCATTCACGAAAGAGGACAGAACCGAAGTGAAGTTTTCACAGTTCTTCGCACTGGTAAAGCAGGCGGCACAGTATGAAACACTTATGAATGCCGTAAATTGCGACGTTCCACACCGATTTATCAGGGAGACAATGACCGGAAAGAAAGAAGAGGTTCCGGAAATTCCAGAGAAAAAAGAAACCGTTCTGGGCGTCGTAAAGGTAGACTTCGACGCGGAAGAGTTCAGACAGATTTTACAGGAAACCGTCGATCAGATCGAAGAGAAGTTCGAACAGACAGAGGACGAAGCAGAACAGGAGCAGGAAGCACCGGAAAAAGAACCGCCGGAAGTAACCGCGGAAAGTATTCTGGCAGCAGCAGAGGAAACAACCCGGACAGCGGCAGAGGAAACCGCTTGCAGAGGGTAGAAAGGAGAATGAAACATGGTAGCGGTAGGAATTATTTGTTTTATCGCGGGAGCAGTCGCCGCCACGGTTGGCCTTGTGGCCTTCGGCGTACACCTTGCGAACCAGAATAAACAGTGAAAGCACTTATGAAATATCCGGGTAGCAAGTGGGGATCCGCGGACTGGATAATTTCACACTTTCCAGAACACCACAGTTATTTAGAACCGTTCTTCGGTTCCGGCGGCGTTTTCTTCAATAAACCACGATCAGACATTGAGACAATAAACGATCTTGACGGCGAAGTGGTGAACCTTTTCAGGCAGATCCGGAATGATCCGGAACGTCTGGCCCGCGAAATATACTTTACACCATATTCACGGGAAGTTTACGAAATGGCATACCAGAAAGAACCAGAAAACGACCTTGAAAAAGCAGTTCTGTTTTACACGCGCCTAAACATGGGCCACGGGTTCAGGACGCAGGGCGAGAAAGTAGGGTGGAAACTGGACATTCAGGGAAGGGAAAAGGCCTACGCGGCCGCGGATTGGTGCAAGATACCGGAAAAGATAATGGAAGCAGCGGAGCGCCTGCGGGGCGTACAAATAGAGAACCGTCCGGCGGTAGAAGTGATCCGGAAGTTCAATTTTGAAAACGTTCTGATCTATTGCGATCCACCCTACGTTCTTTCTACCAGATGCCGGAAACAGTACCGGCATGAAATGACGGACGAGGATCAGAAGTATTACTGGAAGCATTGCTGCAGCACAAAGGCCCGGCGATTATCAGCGGTTATTCTTCGCCACTATACGAAGAACGCCTGAAAGACTGGTACCGGGAAGAACGGATAAATTACGCACAGAACGCGCAGCAGCGCCGGGAAGTTATATGGTGCAACCAGAAGACAGAGAAGACGGCGCAGCAGTTGACGTTATTTTGAAAGGAAAACGGCAAATGAAAAGAAAATATGGCGTTGTAGATTACCTGCGGAAGCATTACCCACCACCGGAAGGATCCGGAGAAGTGGAAGTGGAGTTCTTAGAAGGCTACGACAGTATAGAAGGACCGGACGGATCAATAGGCTTCGGCGTATTTGTTCCGCCAGAAGAAAAGATCTATATTGCCGACGACTTACCGGGCGGCGAAGAAAGCATGATCGAAACCGTGGCCCACGAATGGAAACACTGGCTTCAATATTGCAACGACGAAGCATACGACGAAGAGGAAGCGGAAGACTTCGCCCGGCAGATTGTAGAAGAATTTTTATAAAAAAGGAGATCAAACCATGAACAACAACAATTATGACGCATTTAGAACCTTCATTGAAGGCCGTTTCGGCTTCGGGGGGGGCAGAGCATGAAGAAAGAAGGACAGAAAGCGCCTTCTATTGACGACCTGAAAGAAGCGAGTTCCGAAGAAGAGTTCAAAGCCCGCCTGAAAGAAGGACAGGCTTTCAGATTAAAAGAAAAGGCCGGGTTCCATGTTATAAGCATTGACGAGAACCGGCCGCCACTGGTGCAGGTGGTGGGAGATAGCAATCTGATCGCGCAAATGTTGGCGTTTGCAATTTCGGAGATTATCGAAAGCAGCGTGAAAAATGGAGTTCCACGCGAACAGGCCGAAGGAATGTTCCGGATCGCTTTAGAACTTGGAATAGCAACTTCGAGAAATTAGCAGGAAGGGAGAACACAGCATGAAAGGAAAAATGAACTTGCCTTTGAAAGAGTTTTTAACCTTAGTAGGACCGGCGCAGATTTTGCACATTATCGAAGAAGGCGAAACAGAACCGGCCTTCAAAGATAGATCCGTAAAAATCAGAGATCACGAAGAATTACTGGATCGCGAAGTGAAATTCATTCAGCCGGCAGCAGATACAGAGAACGCCGGAAAGTATATCTTCAAGATCTGGATCTATCCGGCGGCCGCATGATTACGGTAAAAGATTTTCTGGAAAAGATAACGAACCCGGACCGGATCAAGATTGTAAAGGGCGAAGAAGTCCTTTTCGCAGGTTACAAGGGCGCCTTAGTTCATGAAGGCGCCGCGGACCTTTCACCGGACATTCTGGAAGCGGAAATGGTATCTTTCAGAATAGATCCGGAGATCCGGGCGAAAGACTGGAAGGCGCGCGGACTTATGGCCCCGATCGAACCGGAACAGGCGCCGGACTATAAGTTTTCAGATCTGGAAATGAAACTGTATTACAAAATTTGTATTTAGAAGGTGAAAACATGAAAAGCCTTATAGGTTGGGCTATGTTGGCCGGACTACTATTCACGGCCGCGATCGCGATAATTGCACTTGTAGTTTTAACAATCATGAACATAGCGGAGTGGTTGAAAATGAGAAAATGAGAAAAGAAAGCGAATGTGAATTTTGCGAATTATGCCGGGAATTTTACGAAGGAAAGAAGAGGGAATGTAAAGGCCCGGAGCATTGCAAAGATTATAACTATTTTCTGGCCGGGAAATGCGCAGCATTAGAAGGCCAGTGGTAACAATGAAGGGAGATCTAACCATGACACAATTAAGCAAAGCCCTATTCAGTAGCACAAAGGAAGACTGGGCGACACCACAGGACTTTTTCGACAAACTGGACGAAGAATTTCACTTCGATCTGGATCCTTGCGCAGACGCAGAAAACGCGAAGTGTAAGGAGTATTTCACAAAAGAGGAAAACGGACTTTTGAAGGATTGGGGGGGGGCGTCGCGTCTTCTGCAATCCACCATACGGCCGAACATCAACGGGCGAATGGATCCGGAAGTGTTACGAAGAAGCGAAGAAGCCCGGAACGGTTGTCGTTGCACTTATTCCGGCGCGCACTGATACAAGCAATAAAGGCAGCGAAAAAGGAATTGCCACTGGAAGGAACTGATCCAGAGGTCCGGCGCCACATTATCGACAAACTATACACAAGCCTGTTATACAACACGCCTTGGGAGTTGTTGGGGGAAACGTATTGTTGCCGCCGGTTGTTCTACGAATACCGGAAGGAGTTCTGTTATCTGATAGCGGTACACATGGAGATTATAGAACCAGAAAGCGGCAGCAGGCAGCAGGCGCCCGGAAAGTAGGTCAGAAAAGGCCGGCGCCGTTGGATAGAATGAAAGAAGGTGAACGAATGGCGAAAGAATGGACAAACGGTTTCTATACGTCGAAGGAGTGGAGAAAGACACGCGACGCATATTACCGGTTCCAGTGCGGCAGGTGTGAACGTTGCATGGCCGAAGTTCTGGCCGGAGCGCGAAGGATTGAAGACATCAACCCCGGAATAATAGTTCACCACAAAAAAGAATTGACGCCGGAGAACATAAACGATCCGGCGGTGGCGTTGTCCTTCGATAACTTGGAACTGTTATGTGATGAACACCACAACAGACAGCACAAGGCGAAGGCGAAGCGCTACACGTTCGACGCAAAAGGAAATTTGATCGAAAGCAAATAAAATATTTTTCCATTCCACGAACCCCACCCCCCCGGTATTTCTATTTCGGGCCTTCCAAAGAGAACCGAGGGAGTGAGGTCAAAAAAACTCTGCAAGTCGCGCGCACATAGAAGGGGGGTTAAAATATGCCAGAAAATACGACGACAACGAAAAACAAACCACAAAAAAGAACTAATTATCTGACAGAAGGAAGGATAAAGAAAGAGAAAGCAAAACTTTCTGAAATGTTCGCGGGGATCGAAGACGAGGACCGGCGAACCCTTGTAAATTCAGTGATTGACGAAGCGGCCTTCCTGAAAGTCGCACTTCTGCAGGCCAAAACAGAATTGAAAAAAGAAGGCCTGACAACCGAAACGAAAAACGCTTCGCAGAAATTCATAAAAGCCCACCCTTCAACGGCAATTTATGAAAAATACGCGCGGCAATATACCCAAATTATTAACCAGTTGATCGAATATTTACCGCCAAAAGAGAAGAAAAAAGTTTCAAAATTGGCGGCGCTTCGTGATGAATAAGCAGGCACATAATTATATTTTTGAATACCACGACGCGATCACGTCGGGGCATATTCGGGCCGGTAAATGGATCAAAGCGATCTATAAAATTCTGGTTGAGGGTATCAAGAACGGGGAATGGGTTTTCGACCAAAAGAAGGCCAACAAGGCGATCAAGTTCATAGAAAACTACTGTCACCATTCAGAAGGCAGAAACGACCTTCTAAAGTTGGAATTGTGGCAGAAAGCGATCGTTTCCGCGATCTTCGGTATTCTGGACAAAAACACCGGGTACCGGCAATTCAGGGAAGTTTTTCTGGTGGTTGCAAGAAAGAACGGTAAAACCCTATTCGCCGCCGCGATCATGGCATACATGGCATATATAGACGGAGAATACGGCGCGAAACTGTACTGTCTGGCCCCGAAATTGGAACAGGCCGATCTTGCATACGACGCATTTTATCAGATTGTGCAGCAGGACGAAGAACTTTCCGAGATTAGCAAGAAACGCCGTTCGGATATTTATATTCAGGAGTTCAACACGACCATAAAGAAGATCGCGTTCAACTCTAAAAAGTCCGACGGTTTCAATCCACACTTTGTTCTAAACGACGAAATGGAAGTCTGAACTATGTAAAGGCAGACGATCAAAGCCTTTACCAGACAGGACAGGCAAACGGCGGCGCAGGTCCCGGATCCGGATCCGAAGAACCGCCGGCAGCAGGTGAAGGGCAGAAGGCGGCGACGGCAATTCAAATTTTGAAAATGTTCGTGCCGGTGATTATGAAAGGCGGTGAAAAAAGAAATGCCAACACTTAAAGGTTTTACTTTCAAAAATCAAACGGAGACAAGCGCGGATCTGTATTTCTACGGTGATATTGTTTCCGACTGGTGGGGAGCATGGCAAGACGAAGACCAGTACCCGGACGCGATCAAGAATTTCCTTTCGGAGCAGGAAGGAAAAGATCTGAACATTTACGTTAATTCCGGCGGCGGTTCCGTATTTGCCGGGATCGCGATCTATAACATGATTAAGCGCCACGCAGCAAAAGCGAACGTGAAAGTCTATGTTGACGGTCTGGCCGGTTCAATCGCTTCGATCCTTGCGTTCGCAGGAAGCGAACCACCGGAAATTCCTTCAAACGCCTTCTTGATGATCCATAACCCGTGGAGTTATTGCGAAGGCAACGCGGAAGATATGCGAAAAATGGCCGACGATCTGGACCAGATCAAAACCGGAATTTTGAACATATACGCCGAACACCTGAAAGAAGGTGTAACAATCGACCAGATCGAAGCGCTTATGAACGAGGAAAGTTGGTTGAACGGGGCAAGGGCCGCGGAATACTTCGAGGTTAAGACCACAGAAGCGAAGGAATACGCGGCAGCAGTCGGGGACTATATGAAGAAGGCCCACTGTAAGTTCCCGGAAAAATTAAAAGTTGCAAAGACCGGACCTGATCCGGAGCAGCAGGCGGCAGAGGAAACAGCCGCGAGAAAAAGACAGGAGATCCGCGATCTTACTGTCAAAGCAATTATGGAAGGAGAATAAAGCATGAAGTATGAAGATCTTGTAAAAATGAGCGTCAAAGAATTAAAAGATCGCCTGAAAGACCTGAACACACAGGCGCAGGCGGCAGCGGGAAAAGACCTTGACGCGCTTCTGGAAGAAGCAACCACGATCACCGGTATTCTGGACGACGTAAAGAACCGCGAGAAGTTGGCCGGTATCGCAAAAGACGCAGAAGGCGGCGCAGAGCCGACCGGCGGCGAAAAAGGCGAAGAAGTAAAGGACAAGGCCAGAGAGGAACGCGGCCAGAACATCAAAGACGGAAAGGCGGTCAAGTTTTCCGCAAAGAAAACCTTCGGCGTAAAGAACGCCCTTTCCGTAAGCCAGACCGTAACACCGACACACAGCGCGGCAGATGTGAAAGAAACCTTTAACGACGTTTCTTCCCTTGTGGATCGCGTAACATCTATCCCGTTAAACGGTGGCGAGACATACCAGAGGGGTTATGTTAAGTCCTACGGTGACGGAGCAGGCGGCACCGCAGAAGGCGGCGACTACAACGCAACAGAACCCGTTTTCGGCTATGTAACGATCGAGAAACAGAAGATCACCGCATACACCGAGGAACCGGAAGAAATGATTAAACTTCCGAACGCGGACTATGACGGCGTAGTGGAAGGATCCGTAACAAAGGCGATCCGTAGATACATGAGCCGCCAGATCTTGATCGGTGACGGAACTTCCGGAAAGTTCAAGGGAATTTTCCACAATCCGACAGAGACAAAAGATCAGGTTATCGATCCGGCAACCGATCTTTCTATGACTGCAGTTGACGACGGAACACTGGACGAAATTATTTATTCTTTCGGCGGTGACGAGGACGTGGAAGACGCTGCAGTTCTGGTTCTGAACAAGAAAGACCTGAAAGCCTTCGCAAAACTTCGTGACAAGCAGGGAAGAAAGGTTTATACCATCGTAAACCATGGAAACACCGGAACGATCGACGGTGTACCGTATGTTATCAATTCCGCTTGCGGAGCAGTCACAGACGCGCAGACAAAGGCGATCGTTTACTGCATGGCATACGGACCGTTAAGCAACTACGAAATGGCGATCTTTTCCGACATTGACGCCAGAAAGTCCCTTGATTACAAGTTCAAGCAGGGCCAGATCGCATATCGCGCGGACATTTTCGCGGGCGGTGCCGTAGCGGCCCACAATGGCTTTATCAGAGTAAAACGCCCGGCGTCAGCGTAAGCAATAACAGGAAAGGCGGCTTCTTATGACGATTGACGAGTTAAGGGCAGCCGCAAAGTTACGAACGCGGAAAATGTCAGCGGACGAACTGGACGAAGACGTTTTCCGTTACGTTGACTTTGTACTGGCAGACCTGAAAAGAATAGGTGTCGCGGAAGAATACCTGAAAGCCCCGGAAGATCCGCTGATAATTGAAGCCGTTCTAACTTATGTCAAGGCAAATTATAGCATGGACGCAAACCACGAACGGTTAATGAACAGTTACAACATGATCTTAACCAAAATAAAAGGCGGTGAGTACAGATCGACGCAGTAATAACATTGATAGATCAGGGAGAAACCCGCGAAGAAGACGTGAAAGCGAAGGTTTTCGCAACGGTGAACCCGATCGGCCGCGACGAATACGCGGCAGCAGGTGAAAAGGGAATGAAGGCCCGCTATATGTTTGAGGTTTTCGCGAACGAATACACCGGTCAAGACGCCGTTCTGTACGGTTCGGAGCGCTTGACGGTGTACCGGACGTATGGCCCGAAAGCAAACGACAAGATCGAAGTGTACGCAGGGCAGAGAGTAGGGAACAGATAGTGGGTATAAAGGTTAGTGAACTTGCGCAGGAATTGGCGCAGGGGCTTAGCGAGTATTCGCAGGAAGTAGCGGACGCGATCAAAAAAGCAACCGACGAAGTGGCCGAAGAAGCCGTTCAGGAGTTGAAAAGCACAAGCCCGGTTTTAACTGGTTCTTATGCGAAGGGGTGGGCCAAAAAGAACACTTACGAAAGCAAGAGTTCCAAACGAAACACGGTTTACAACAAGACCGATTATCAGTTGACACACCTTCTTGAAAAAGGACACGTCGGCCGCGACGGACGTAGAGTAAAAGCGATCGAACATATTCGCCCGGTAGAGGAAAAAGCCGCGGCAGAGTTTGAAGACAAAGTGAAAGGAGCGATCGGAAGGTGACGACGTTTGAAGAGATCATAAAACGCGCCGAAGGGTTAGGCCTTCCGATTGCGCGAAATCAGTTCACAGCAACAAATAAAAAGCCGGTACCAGATCCCCCGTTTCTTGTGTACCTTTCCGCGGAAAGGCAGCGGGGCGACGATACCAAAAACCGGATCCGGGAGATTGAAGGATCACTGGAACTTTACACAGAGAGAAAAGCGGATCCGGATCTGGAAAAGCAGATCGAAGAAAAGGTTTTGTTCGACGTTGAGTTTCGGAAGTATCAAGCACAGATACCGCAGGAAGACACAACACAGACAGCCTACGACTTCACGATCACACAGAAAAAATGAAAGGAGAACAGAGCATGGAAAGAATAATTCTTGGAAGCGCTGATGTGTATATTCAGGCCTTCGACGGTTCAACCGTTCCGGTGACTGCAGATATTTGCAAGCCTGAAAATTTAATGGCCTATATTTCCGGCGGCGCGTCCGTGGAGTACAAACCTTCTTTCTACACCGCAAAGGACGACACTGGAAAGAAGAGCAAAACGATCGTAACAGAAGAGGAAGTAACCCTGAAAACGGGGATCATGACCTTCGACGGAAACAAGTTCAAATACCTTTGCGACACCGCCAGAGTTACAGAAGACAAGGCGAAGAAACGCCGTACTGTAAAGATCGGCGGTATCGACAACAGACAGGGCGCGCGTTATGTTATATGCCTTCACCACAAAGACACAGTGGACGGCGATATTTGGGTAATGATCGTCGGAAACAATCAGGCAGGCTTTACAATTTCTTTCGAGAAAGACAAAGAAACCGTTGTGGACGAAGAGATCACGGCCCTTCCTATGGACGAAGAAGGAACCCTTCTTATGTACGAAGAGGAAATGACAGAGAGCGAAGCAGCAGCAGTATAAAAGCAAAACCATAACGGCAGGGCGGCGGGTACGCCTTGCCGTTATTTAGCAGAAAGGAGAAATTAGCGTGGCGAATTTAAGTTTTGATTTTAACAAGGTGAAGCGTTCCTTCATGACCGTAACACTGAAAGACAATAGAAAACTGATCGTGAAAATGCCTATGAAAAAGACGTTTGAAAAACTGTCAGCGCTGCAGGAAATGGACACGGACAGCATGACGGCAGAAGACGCCATGGACACACTGGGCAGCCTTTGCGCCGAAATTCTTTCCCACAATATGACTGGGGAGCAGGTGACGACGAAAGAGATCACGGACGATTACGACACCGAGGAAATGGAAGCACTGATCGACGCTTACATGGAGTTCGCGGGCGGCGTAAAGAATAACCCAAACTAAAGATCCCCTTCTATCCCGGCGGGGATAACGAAGGGGTGTATTATAAAACACTCACACGCGGCGAAAAACTGGTGATTGACTACACCGGTTTGAATATATGGCAGGTGCAAGAACTGGACCTTGATCTATACCTTTTCTTCATGCGCGAAGCGTTTATTCACGAAATGAACCAGACAAAGGAAGGCAGAAAATACCTTGAAAATTGTTGGCGAATTTCACAAACAGAACCGGACCGAAAGGCCATTCGCGAGAAGTTCAAACGAAGGGGCGGTGAATAGCAGGTGGCAGCAAGCACAATAAAAGGAATTACCATTGAGATCGGCGGCGACACTACGAAGTTAGATAAAGCCATTTCGGGCGTCAATAAACAGTCGCGCGATCTGCAGAAAGAATTAAAAGAAGTCGAAAAAGGCCTGAAACTGGATCCGAAAAACACGGAACTTCTGGCACAGAAACAGACACTTCTAAAAGAAGCCGTGGCCGCTACTTCTGAAAAACTGGACGTTTTGAAGTCAGCAGAAGCACAGGTTCAGAAGCAGTTTGAAAACGGCGAAGTGTCGGAAGAACAGTACCGGGCTTTGCAAAGAGAGATCGTAAAGACAGAAGCAGACCTGAAAAACCTGAAAACGGCAGCAGAGGACAGCAATTCAACACTTGAAAAGGTGGGAGAGATCGCCGGAAAGATTGGCAAAAAGTCCGAAGCACTGGGAAAGAAACTTCTTCCAGTGACAGGAGCAATCGCAGGGATCGGGACCGCTTCGATCGCGGCATTTAATGAATTAGACGCCGGTTACGATACGATCATAACAAAAACGGGCGCTTCTGGGGAAGCGTTGGACGGCTTACAAGACAGTATGGACGCCGTTTTTACTTCGCTTCCAACAGAAGCGGAAACGGCCGGAATTGCGATCGGAGAGGTAAACACCCGCTTCGGTTCTACTGGAAAAGAACTTGAAGACCTTTCTTCAAAATTCATTCAGTTTTCAGAGATCAACGGAACGGACTTAAACGGCGCGATCGACAGCGTAGACGCCATAATGACGAAATTCGGCGTTGACAGCAGCCACACCGGCGAAGTGCTGGGCCTTCTTACAAAAGCAGGGCAAGACACGGGAATTTCCATGGACACGCTGCAGAATACATTACAGACCAACGGCGCCACATTAAAGGAAATGGGCCTTGATCTCACGTCTTCGGTAAATTTACTTGCACAGTTTGAAGCGAACGGCGTGGACGCCACAACAGCGCTTGCAGGATTGAAGAAGGCGCAGCAGAACGCGACAGCGGACGGAAAGGATCTAAAAGACGCACTGGGCGAAACGATCGAGAAGATCAAAAACGCAAGCAGCGAAACAGACGCACTGCAGGCAGCGACGGAGTTATTCGGAAAGAAGGGCGCCGCAGAAATGACGCAGGCGATCAGGGAAGGCCGCCTTTCTATCGACGATCTTTCCGGCGCCTTATCAGATTACGGAAACGTAGTCGAAGACACATTCAACGCGACACTGGATCCGCCAGATCAGGCAAAAGTCGCGCTTAACAATTTGAAAGCAGCAGGCGCAGATCTTGGAAATACCTTAATGCAGACAGTAACGCCCGTTCTGGAGCGCGTAGTGGAAAAGGTAAAAGCCTTTTCACAGTGGTTTAAGAACCTGAACGACACGCAGAAAGAAACGATCGTAAAGATTGGCGCGGTAGTGGCGGCGATCGGACCGGCTTTAATTATTTTCGGGAAACTTTCTTCGGGAGTATCGAAGGCGATCGGGGCATTTTCTAAAATATCAGGCGTATTCAAGGCGGCAGGAACGGCCGGGAAAGGCTTGTGGGCTATTTTATCAGCAAACCCGATCGGGGCCGTTGTCGCGGCCGTGGTGGCGCTTGTGGCGGGCTTCGTATTGATGTATAAGAAGTGCGACTGGTTCCGTGAAATGGTAGATAAAGCATTCGCAGAGATCAAAAAGAGCGTTTCGGAAACGATCGAGAAAATAAAGCCGATCTTGCAGCAGTTGGGCGAAAGTTTCAAAAATTTAATGGAAAAATTGAAGCCTGTATTCCAGTTTTTCACGACCTACGTTATGGCGGTGATACAGGGCGCACTTTCAGCAGTAGCGCCGATCATTTCAGCGGTGAAAAATGCGATCGACTTTGTAAGTAACATTATTAGCGCATTTATGGCACTATTCAGGGGCGATCTGGACGGGTTCAGCCAGTACATAGAAGCAGCACTGAAAAACCTGATCGAGATTGTGAAAAATCTTATAACGGCGGTAGTGAATTATATAATCACATTCTTTCAGACGTTCGGCGTCAATGTGAAGAAAATTTTCTCTGATATATGGTTCGGGATTGTTTCGATCTTTTCAGGCGTCGGCGCGTGGTTTGCGGACAAGTTCCGCGCAGCTTACACGGCAATAACAACGATTTTTTCAGGGATCGGCCAGTGGTTCGCGGCCCGGTGGACGGACATTAAAAACGCCCTGTCAACCGTGGCGACGTGGTTTCAAACCATGTTTCAAAATGCCTATACGAACGTGAAAAACGTATTTTCCGCGATCGGCCAGTGGTTCAACGATAGATACACAGATATTAAGTCCGTATTTTCAACGGTTGGATCATGGTTTTACACAAAATTCACGGAAGCATACACGAATATTAAAAACGTGTTTAGCAATATTGGATCCTTCTTTTCGGGGATCTGGAACACGATCAAGGGCATTTTTACAAATGTCGGAACAAATATCGGTGAAGCAATCGGCGGCGCATTCAAGTCGGCCATGAACAACGCCCTTGCAACCGTAGAACGTGCGGTGAATAAGGCGATCAGTTTCATTAACGGCGCGATCGACGTTATCAACGATATTCCGGGCGTAAGTATCGGACACGTTGGCGAAGTATCACTTCCGCGTCTGGCAAAGGGCGGCGTTCTGAAAAACGGTCAAGCCATTATGGCAGAAGCAGGCCCGGAGTTGATCCAGATGGTGAACGGTGAAGCAGTTGTAACACCGCTTACGGCTTCGGCAAGGAATACGGCACTTGAAACAGCAGAAGGCGGCGGGAAAAGTTTTGTTCAGAATGTCAACATTACAAGCCCGAAGGCCCTTTCGCCGTATGAAACAGCCCGCCAGACACGAAACGCAACCCGAAACATGGTTTTGCAGTTACAGGGGGGTTGATAAATGGCGAAAAGAATTATTTGCAGGAATGAAGACGGGGTTCAGGTGGAATTTAATTATTCCTTTGAACCGTTCTTCCTTGTATCGGTAGACGGTATTTACACGGTGTCGAACAACGTTGTCACGTCAGAAAATACCATGGTGGACGGTTCAACATATCAGGGAAGCACCACCAAACAAAGAAACATTGTAATAACGGCACAAATGGAACGGGACTATCAGGCAAACAGGGATCTACTTTACAAATGCTTCAAACCGAAGTCAACCGGCCTTTTCACCTACATGGAAGGCAACGAAACCCGCGTGATCGACTACAAAGTGGAAGGGATCGACATTGACGAAGCGGGAGTGGTTAGAAATTTCAGTATTTCCCTTCTTTGCCCGGATCCGTTCTTCCGAGATCTTGAAGATATTTCCGTATCTATGGCAAGTTGGACGGGGCTTTTTGAATGGCCACACGAATTTCTGGAAGAGAAAGAGCCGTTCGCGGAAAGAACGGCCGAAGTATTGAAAGAGATCGAGAACGACAGCGCCGCGGACAATATCGGAATAACCGTCACACTGGAAGCAGAAGGACCGGTAATAAACCCGGCCGTATATCATGCGGAAAGCGGCGAATTTATCAAGATCGGAAACGAAGTCAGATCCTTTTCTATCAATGCCGGCGACGTGGTGATTATTACCACAGAAACAAATAACAAAGCGGTGTATCTTGTAAGGGACGGCGTAAAACAGGAGATCAACGAGTATCTGGACGAAGACAGCGACTTTATACAGCTGCAGCATGGAACAAACACGATCCGATATACGGCAGACGCCGGCGAAGATTACCTGAACGTTACCGTTTCTTACAGGTTCCGTTATCTGGGGGTGTGATATGGAAGTAAGAATTTACGATCGCGATCTGAATTTCAAGGGAGTGATCGAAAACCACACTTCCCTGATCTGGACGCGGAAATATTACGAACCGGGAAATTTCGAGATCCACGCCCCGATCACAGAACAAAACCTTCGTTTACTGGCAAAAGGAAACATTCTTTCCAAACGTGGCAGCAGCGAAGCGGGAGTGATTGAGGATATAGAGAACGAAGAAAGCGATCTGAAAAATGAGATCACAGCAAAAGGCCGCTTTCTTTCGTCTTACATGGATCGGCGCCTGATAAAATCGACCGTGAATTTTTCCGGGAAAATAGAAGTTGCCATGAGGAACCTTCTTTCAGGAGTGACGGCGATCCCACTTGTGGAGTTGGGAACCTTAAATGGTTTCACGGAAACAGTAGAGTTTCAAGCGACTATGAAAAACCTTATGACCTACGAAACAAAACTGGCAAAGGCCGGAACGATCGGTTATCGCTTCCGGCCAGACTTCCGGAACAGAAAAATTATATTTGAAACCTACAAAGGAACCGACAGGACCACGGCGCAGGGTATCAATTCCCGCGTTATCTTTTCGGAGAGTTACAACAACCTAAACAATGTTATTTATAAATATAACGATCAACAGTACAGGACAAAAGCGATCGTCGGCGGGGAAGGCGAAGGAGCCGCCCGCGTATACGTGGAAGTCGGCGGCGGCACCGGGTTAGATCTTCGGGAAATTTTTGTGGACGCGAAGGACATTCAAAGCGAAGGACTGACAGACGCAGCATACAAAGCAGCACTGGCACAACGCGGCCGGGAAACATTGGCGGCGAATGTTGTTTCTGAAAGTGTGGAGTGCGAAACCGAAGCGGACATAAATTTCAAATATAAAACACATTACGACTTGGGGGATATTGTGACGGTAAAGAAAAAGAAATGGGGGATCGTATTAAACCAGAGGATCACAGAACTTCAAGAAGTGTATGAGTACGGGGGAATGTATGTAGTACCGACCATGGGCGACGCATTACCCGAAAAAATAGATTGGAGCGACAAATAAATGGGACAGTATGCGAATTTCTACAATTCCAGAAACGGCGACCGCGTTTACAATGCCGACAGCATGAGCGAATGGCTTTTACCATTCTTCACAACCGGCGTTTTTAATAATTGCTTCGCCGTGACGGCCACGGGCGACGGTATGAATATAAGCGTCGGCGGTGGCTATGTAAATATCAAGGGAAAGACAAAGCATTTTGAACAGGCGCAGATCTTCACCCTTGAAAAAGCGTCCGGAACGTTGGCCCGTATCGACAACGTGATCTTGCGAAGGGACGACACGGAACGCGACTTTTATATTCTGATCGAAACCGGTGGTTTCAGCAAAAACCCGGTAGCACCGGAAATTACAAGGACCGAAGCAATCCACGATCTGAAACTGGCAGAAATCAGGGTGGAAGTCGGAGCGATCAAGATCACACAGGACAATATAACAGATACACGAATGAACGCCGACGTTTGCGGGTGGGTAATGGCAACCGTAAAAGAAATTGATTTTTCGCAGATCACAGCACAGTTTCAGGCGTTCTTCCAGAAGTATCAGGCGCAGATCACGGAAGAGTTCAACGCCTACCAGTCCACGATCACGAATTTAGAGGATCAGGGAACAGCAGCCCTTCATAACATGGAAAACCAGTTTGAAACCTACGCGGGGCAGCAGGAAGAACTTTTCACGGATCTTTACAACCGGATCAAGGATCAGTTATCGAAAGACGCGGCGGCCGCGTTGTGGTTTTCAGTAAATGCGCTGCAGGCAAACTTTGAAAATCTGGCAACGAAGATCATGTTTGAAAACCAGTCAAAGGAAACGGCGGCGATCCTGATCGACATTACGAACGAAAATTCCGGAACGGTTACAACGGCGACGTATGCAGCAGGCGGCAAAACCTACCTGACAGAGCCGGGAACCTACAAAGTAGAGCCGCAGGCCGACAACCTGTTAATTATCCCGAAAACCTTCGTTCTGGACCACACACAGACAACGGAAACGTTGAACTTCACCATTTATGACAAAAACGCTTTCGCAGCCGTTGGCGGCTATGTTGGCGCGTATGTATCTAAAAATTAAGAAAAGGAGAAAAAGACACTATGAAAGGATTTCCGAAAGTATTAAAAACAGCGCAGGACGTGAAGAACTGTAAAGACATGGTGGACGCCGGACAGTTGCAGGCGGCCGACCTTCTGGAAGCAATCGAAGCGATCGAAAACCAGAATTTTATTATTTGCCCGATCCGCGAATTATCAGAGGATAAAAAGACGGTGACGGTTACATATTGCAACGAAGCGGCAGCAGGCGCAAAGGTTACGGCCGGCGGCGTAACTGCAACCATTCAGAACGTGGAACATATCGACGGAGAACCGGACGGATCCGGAAGGGCAGAGAAGGAAAAGACAAAGATCACACTTTCGAGAACGATTGCGGCCGGTTCAGAAGCAATCAAGATCACGAACACACCTTCCGTTTACGACGCGTTAGGAATGACGGAAGAAGAACTGGAAGCAATCAAAGCAGACCTGCAGCAGTAAGAAAGGAGAAAAACACATGAAATTTTTTCTTTATGATGAAACAATGATGAACACGAAGGCAAAGATCACCACGGAAAAACTGTCAGCCATGAGCGACATTGTATCACAGAAGGCGCAGTATATCACAGCAGCGGGAGCAGCCACACCGAACCAGATCACGATCGCGGCCGGCGTCCTGATCGCCGTCGGTTCTTCTGTATTCAAAACCGTATTAACAAACCTTACAACGGCAAACCTTGACACTGGTTCCGGGTTTGAAATGGGAACGGACTATTATATTTATTGTTGCGATCCGACCAACGGATCCGACACCGTGGACCGCGACGAAGTTTTTGTAATTTCTAAAAATTCCACTTACCCTTCCGGGTACACAGCGGACAACAGCAGAAAGATCGGTGGTTTCCATTATGGAAAGTGTCGCTATGTGAACGCGCTTGGAAACCCGATCAACAGCAGCGGAACGGAAAACGGCAGCGGTTGGCAGGGCAACGTATACAACGGCATTATTCCGAACAGCGTATGGACCACAAAGCACCGCCCGAAGTGCGACGATCCTTCTGGCATGGTTTACCTTGGGAATGGATTGTGGGGCGATATTTACCTTTCTTCCGATAATGGAAGTCAGGGCCTGCAGTCAAAGTATAACGCGAACCCGATCACCGGAACGGAAGGCCTGAATTGGTATATCGCAAACGAGAAGGCCCGCCGCGTCGGAAAGAGACTTCCGACCTATGCAGAATTTTGTCAGGCGGCAGCAGGATCCCCGGAAGGTCAGGACGCAAACAACACCTACGCATGGAGCGCAACCGGAAACACCGGACGCCAGAAAACGGGATATGTTGCGAACGCTATTTCCGCGCTTAATATCCGCGATCTGGTAGGTAACGTCTGGAAGTGGCTTGACGAATTTTGTCTGGATCCTACGGCTTCAACGTGGAACTGGTACGACGTACTGGGCGCGGGCTATGGTGACGCCTATATTCCGTCGAATACCGCACTTCTCGCGCTCATTGGCGGCGGCGGTTGGTCCGACGGCGTTCGCGGCGGTTCGCGCGCGGTCCACGCCTACAATTACCCGTGGTACGTCGACGGCTCCGTTGGCGTGTGGTGCGTGTGTGACGCGCAGTAAGCAGAAGGGGCGCCCGAAAGGGCAGCCCCTATTTTCCGGGAGAATAGAACATGGCATATCAAAGCAGAAGTAAAAGCGCGACGCAGGGAAAAGAGGAAACCGCACAAATGGACTACACCCACACCGAAGCGCACCAAATGGCCTATGATTTTTCAGTGTACCTTCATGAGAAAATGAAGAAATTTCCGCACTATGAAAAATTCACGCTGCAAAAGGATATTCGGGAAAGTATCGACGGAATACTGGACGAAATAGAAATGTTTGAGATCACAAAGGTAGCAAGCCACCTGTACGCGGCCGACCGGTTAAAACGGCGACTGGTACGGAAGATCCGGCTTGCCTACGATCTGGGCTATTCAGCCATGAACAAAGACGCCTATTTCTATTGTGCCAAACAGACCGGAGCGATCGGCGCACAGATCGGCGGCCTGATAAAGTCGATCGCAGAGAATAAAAGAAAATAATAAAACTTGGGGCAACCGTTAATTCGCACTTCACGCGCTCATTGGCGGCGGCAATTGGAACAACGGCGTTCACGACGGTTCGCGCGCGGTCAACGCCAACAATTACCCGTGGAACGTCAACGGCAACATTGGCGTGTGGTGCGTGTGTGACTTGTAAAATCGCATAGACCGCGCGATCTCCGGATCCACGGCAAGGGTTATATATGAATAATCAAAATATATAGTCAGACGGTTCGCACAGACGGCCGAAAGGCCGTTCCTGTTCCGGTGAGAAACCGGACGAAAGAACAAAGGCACCGCCGAAAAGTAGGCCTGAAACGGGGTGAAATGCGGTAGGGCAAACATGAAAACAATTAAAAATTTAATAAGTAAAATCTGTACTTTCCCGAACGCGATCAAAGCATATATGAAGGCCCGAAAGTGTAAAAGACTTCGCCCGGAAGTGTTGGAGTTTGAACAGAACAGGGAAGACAACCTTCAAAAAGCAATAGACGCCATACAAAGCGGCGACTATACGCCGGGAAAGTATAGAATTTTCAAAGTGTGGGAGCCAAAAGAAAGAATTATTATGGCGCTTCCGTTCTTCGATCGTGTAATTCAACACATGATCGTAAATATCATTGAACCGATTTTTGAAAAGCGGTTCATTTTCCATTCATACGCCTGCAGGAAAGGGAAGGGCGCGCACGAAGCAAGCGACACCCTTTCAAAATGGCTTTATGAACTGGAAGTGGTGCAAGGGAAGAAAATCTATGCAATAAAGGGAGATATACACCACTATTTCCAGAGCGTAGCGCACGACGTATTAAAGAAAGAGATCCGGCGGTATATTTCAGATAAAGCACTTCTGAAAATTCTGGATCGGATCATAGATCACAACGGCATTTTCCCGCCGGGCGTAGGAATACCAGTCGGAAACCTTACTTCACAGTTATTCGCGAACGTATACCTGAACAAACTGGATCAGTATGTAAAACACGTACTGAAAATGAAATATTATGTTCGTTATATGGACGATTTTATAATACTATCAGAGGATCCGGAAGAATTGCGGCACGTTCTGGCACTGATAGAAGAATTTCTTCGCCGGGAATTAAAACTGGAACTGAACCCGAAGACAACGATCCTTGCAGCAAAGAACGGAATAAACTTCGTAGGGTATATTCATTTCAAGGATCATAAGAGAGTAAGAAAGGACGCCATGCGGCGCCTAAAGAAATTATTAAAAGCCTTCGACACCGGGGAAGTAGAACTGGAAGACTTCGATCGTTCAATCGAAAGCAGGTTCGGCCACATGAAACACGCCGACAGCTATATTCTGATCGAGGAAACGAAGGAGAAAGTAAAAGAAATCAAGGAAAGGAAGGCGACGGCCTGAAAACAGGTCAGAAATTGCCGCCCTTTCCTTTTATTATCTTTATAAAAGAAAGGTGGTGAAAAACATGGAAAAGTTAATTTCTATCTATGCGGAAGCAGCGGGAAACAGATTTTTGCAGTTGGTTTTGATCGCGGTGGTGATCGACACAGTTTTCGGAGTTCTTCGCGCGATCAAGGAAAGAAGGTTCAATTCTAATTTCGGGATCAACGGCGCGATCAGAAAATGCGGAATGTTAGTTTGCCTTCTTGCACTGGTTACAGTGGATCACATTGTAGCGGTGAACCTGATCGGATTTATCCCGCAGGAAGTGCGCGCAGTAATGGCAGTTGATAGGATCGGAACAATGGAGTTCTTCGCGATCCTTTTTGTGGCCTATGAGATCATAAGCATTTTGAAAAATATGTATCTTTGCGGCCTTCCGGTAAAGAAGATCTGGCAGACCGTAAAGGCATTTCTGCAGAAGTACACAGACGAACTTCCGACAGACGAAGAAGCGGAAGAACCGGAAACAATGGAAGAGACAGCAGCGCAGGAAGAAGGGGCGGCAAAATGACGAAAAAAGAATTTGTTTCACTGTTAGGGGAGCAGGCCCGCGCCGATATGGCGAAAACAGGGATCCTTGCAAGTCTCACGACGGCGCAGGGAATACTTGAAAGCGGGTATGGCACAAGAGAACTTGCAGTGAACGCGAATAATATTTTCGGAATGAAAGCCGAACTTTCCGGCAATAACTGGCCGTCCGATTGGGGCGGCCAGACCTACACAAAGGAAACGAACGAGCAGAAGCCGAACGGCGAAGTCTACACAATAACGGCAGCGTTCCGAAAATATGAGAGCATGGCCGAAAGTATCAAGGATCATTCCGATTACTTAGCAGGAGCGAAGAAAGGGAACGTTCTTCGATATGCGGGACTTGTAGGCGAAAGAGACTATAAGAAAGCGATCCAGATCGTAAAGGCCGGCGGCTATGCAACGGACAATAATTACGTTTCAAAAATATGTTCCATTATAGAAAAATGGAACTTGACGCAGTACGACACACAGGAAGCGGGGCAGAATATGAATATTAAAATCATTGACGCAACCATGAAGAAAAGCCCGTGTTTAACAGGCGGGCGCACGATCAAACCGATCGGCCCTTATCTTCATTCTATCGGTTGCCCTTGCGAAAAAGCAATGAACATAATTAACGATGAGAACCGCGCAGACGCCGGCGCAGGCGTTCACGCGGTTATTCAGCACACCGGGGAAGTTTACGTGGGACTTCCGATCGATCCGGAAAAGAAAACGGCCGTTAGAAACTGGCATGGTGGCAGCGGACCGAAGGGAAGTTGTAATAATACCCATATCGGCGTAGAAATGACAGAGCCGGCCACGATCAAATATACCGGCGGCGCGTCGTGGATCGAACTTTCCGACGGCAGCAACACGAAAGCGGTTGTTCTGAAAAATTATAGAAACGCCGTGGAATACTTCGCGTATTTGTGCCAGAAGTTCGGGTGGAACCCGGAGAAAGACGGCGTTATTCTTTCCCATTCGGAAGGACACGCCCGCGGGTATGCCACAAACCACGCAGACGTTGAACATATTTGGAAAAAGTACGGCCTGACAATGGACCAGTTCAGAAAGGACGTAAAAGCAGCCATGGCAGGCGGCGCCATTTCGGTTTCAGGATCGCCCACAGTAACAGACACGGGCGCGCAGGACGTGAAGGCGCTTTCTGGTACGGTAACGGTAATTTATACAGGATCCGACGGCCTGAACGTGAGAACAACGCCTTCGTTCACTTCCGGAAATGTGAAGAAGGTTGTAAAAAACGGCGCAGCCTTCACAGTTACCGGAATTTCCAAAGATGAAAAATGGTACCAGATCAACGACGGCGGGGCAGCGGCCTATATAACAGCTGTTCCGGACTATGTTTCGTTCAAAGCAACACCGGAGCAGAAGGCAAGCACAGCGGGAACCGGTTATTTCAGAGTAAGGAAAGACTGGAAGGACGCAGCAAGCCAGATCGGAGCCTTCAAAGATAGAGAAAACGCCGTGGAACTGGCAAAGCAGAACGCCGGTTATTATGTCTTTGACAATGACGGAAACAGGATCTACCCGGAAGCACCGGCGGCGCCGGTTGCTGCAGAATACAAAGTGAGCGTGACGACTTCGGATCTTCGTATCAGGAAAGGACCGGGAACAACGTTCGACTACTGGAAGAAAGACGGAAAACCCGTCTACACAGGAAAGGGAGCCTTTACAATCGTAGAGGAAGCAGAAGGCCCCGGCGCTTCAAAATGGGGCTTACTGAAAGCCTACGCCGCAGGCCGTAACGGTTGGGTTTCCCTTGACTACGCAAAGAAAGCGTAAAACGTAACTATCGACAGTTCATGAAAACCCCTTGAAAGTCAGAAAAAAAGGAATAATATGTCACCGAAACCCCGTCAATAAAAGGCGGGGTTTATTATTTAAAAAAATATAACATATTCCGGAATATATATTGACATATTCCGGAATATGTTATATAATAAAGATAGTTAAGGAAGACTTAACAAATACATGGGCAAGCATAGAAAGGAGAACAACATGAGCGAAATGGATAAAAAGGAAATAAAAGAAGTCATAGAATGGTGCGACGAAAAGGGGCATAGCGAACATGAAATCTTAGAATTGATAAGACGAATTGTTGACGCGAAGCCGCGAGAAGAAAATGAATAAGAAATAAGGGACACAGAAAGGGCGGTGGACTTGCCAAAGCCGCCCGATCCGTTAAATTCATTATAAAAGGAATAAAACAAAATGGCAAGAGCAAAGAACGAAGAGTTTAACCAGATTAAATATCAGAACGAATTTAAGAAGGCAAATTATGATCGCGTTGAAATCCTTGTGAAAAAAGGAGAAAGGGCAATTATAAAAGAAATAGCAGCAGCAGCAGGACAAAACGTAAGTGAATATATAAATCAGGCGATAAAAGAAAGAATGGAACGCGATCAGCGCATGACGGCAGAAGAACAGGAATAATAAAAAGGACTATATAACAACGGGCGCCGGCCTTTCCAATCTGGAAGGGATAGCGCCCGTTGTGGTTATATAGTTATCCTTCAAGTACAAGATCATAGAATACATTTTCGGAAAGTATTTCTATGTCGTGGCCTTTGAGGATCAGATCTTCGGCCTTTTTCTGCTTGTTGCTTTTCCCGTCCTTGATAGACTGGCAAAAGTCATTATTACCCAAAATTAAATAGTTCGTTTTCTTTGTGACATTATCGCCAACAGAACCGCCAAGATCAACAACTAATTGCATAGCGTCTTTTCGGGACATTTTTTCAAGTGTTCCAGTGAATACGCACACCTTACCGAAAAGCGGGTGGGAGGTATCGAAAGAAATGTTTTCCGTAGAAATGTCTTTAGCGTGCAATTCGCTTTTCTTACTGGATAATTTGAAATCTTCGAGACTTTGCCCGGCGGCCAAAATGTCGGCTTGCAATTTTTCAAAAATGGCGTTGCATATTTCACAATCAACGGCCGCCCTATGAGCGCCGGCGGTAGAAATTCCGTAATGCTCGGCAACGGTCACTTGTTTATGGTTTTTCAGATCGGGAAGAACTTTCCGCGCGATCCGCATAACATCAATGAAGGAATTTGACAAAGTAAGCGAGTGACAGTTCAGAAGGTTGTCATATAAAAAGTTAATATCGAAGTTGACGTTATAGCCAACAATAAGATCGGAACCAACGAAATTATAAAATTTTTGCATAGTTTCTACAATATCCGGGGCGTTTTTTAACATATCGTTCGTAATGCCTGTAAGTGAAGTTATGTATTCGTCGATAGGCTCAGAAGGCTTCACAAGCGTTGAAAAAGTACCGATATTTTGACCGGAAGAATATTTCATGGCCGAAATTTCAATAATTTCACAGTAACGCGGATCAAGGCCGGTCGTTTCAATGTCAAGCACGGTATAAGTAGAAGGAAAATCTATAACGCTTTTCCCCTTACCTTTTCGCACGACTTTTTCACGCGATCCGTCGGAAGTGGTGATATACGGGCGTCCGTCTTCGTCAATACCAATAGAAATAAACATATTTTGTTCCCCCTTGCGGTTAGATTTTTAAGGGCAGCAGGTAGAAAAGTTCGCGTTGCTGACCTTTAGCACAATTTTAGAAACTTTATGTGTTAAAGTCAAGAAAGTTTCTGAACATTAACACATAAAGGAGCCGCAACGAATGAAAATATATTCATACAGGGGAAAGAAGAACCTTTCCGGTGATAAAATCAGGGAAGCCAGATTGAAACAACGCCTTTCACAATCTGATTTAGCGGCAAAAGTACAGATTGCAGGCGTGACACTTGAAAGGGATAGCATAAGCCGGATCGAGATAGGAACCCGCTTTGTCACTGATTATGAATTAAAAATTTTTGCAAAAGTTTTACATGTAAATGTGGAATGGTTGTTGGAAGAAACCGAAGAATAACGCCGGGGCTATAATGGCCGCGGCGTTATTTTTTGAAAGGATCGAAGCCATGAGACATTTTTACCACCTGACACATGATGATAGAATAAAAATTGAAGCACTTTTGAAAGAGAAGCACACACCGAAAGAAATTGCAAATAATATCGGTTGCCATATTTCTACAATATATAGAGAACTGAAACGCGGCAGGTATGAACACCGAAATTCTGACTGGACAACAGAAGAACGGTACAGTCCAGATATAGCGGACGAAAAATACCGGGAAAATTTGGCCGCAAAAGGTCCGGGGCTAAAAATTGGAAATGATATAGAATTAGCGGAGTATATCGAAAATAAGATTGTGAATGAAAAATACTCACCGGGAGCAGTATTAGGAGAAATCAAACACAAGGGAATTACGTTTTCTGTTACAATAAGCAAAACGACGCTTTATAGTTATATAGACAAGGGAATTTTCCTTCATTTGACAAATAAAGATTTGCCGGTAAAGAAGAATGAAAAAAAGAAATATGATAAAGTGCGCAGAACACGGGCGCAAAAGGGTGACAGCATAGAAAAACGCCCGGAAATAGTAAATACAAGAGAAACGTTCGGACATTGGGAAATGGACACAGTAGTTGGACTTCGGGGGAAATCGAAAAAATCGCTTCTGGTATTAACGGAAAGAAAAACAAGAAAAGAAATCATCATGGAATTAAAACGGCATACGGCCGCGGAAGTAGTTAAATCATTAAATAGGCTTGAAAGAAAATGGGGAAAAATGTTTTATAAGGTATTTAAAACAATTACCGTTGATAATGGATCGGAATTTGCGGACTTTGAAGGAATGGAGAAGGCAGCGCGTAGAAAAGGAAGCAGAGTGAAATTATATTATTGTCACCCATATAGCAGTTGCGAAAGGGGGTCAAATGAAAATCAAAACAGAATGATCCGGCGGCACGTACCTAAAGGGACAGATTTTGACACGGTGTCCGGCGACACAGTAAAACAGATAGAGATCTGGATCAATAACTATCCGCGCCGGTTGTTTAACTATGGAACAGCCGAAGAGCGCTTCAACGAAGAAATGGCAAAGTTAGAAGGTTGTTGAATATGCACAAAAAAGCAGAATGGAAATTGTGAAAAAGAGAGAACACAAAAACCAGTAATATTTTTCGCATTTAACGCTTGACTTTTTAATTAGAAAAGTTTTAAAAGACAATTTGAAATTAACGGCTATTTTGGAATTCATTATTAGCACATTTACTTTCAACATATGGGTCGAATTGGCAATTATTCCAATTACTACAATGATCGTAATGATGAATGTAATTGCAGAGCGAAAAGAGGAATATGAGAAAGTACATAAATTGTTAGATATCGTTCTTGCAGTAGCAGGATTTTGGATACTATATGAGACTATAAAGATTGGAATACATGAATATAAAGAACTGGATGCATTAAATACTTTTATTAGTTTTATGATTCCCGTTGTGTATTTAATACTAATTATACCGTTGGAATATATACTTGAGCTTTATTCGAAATATGAATTGTTGTTTGTCAGGATGTCATTTAAGGAAGAAAAAGATAAAAAAATTCAAAGAAGACATCGTTGGCTTGTTATAAAAGTATGTAAACTTTCAGTACATAAAGTGCTGCTGTTTCAAAAGAAATATTGGTACAAAATGTATAGTAAAATGTCCGTGGAAGGATTTGAGAAGTTGATAGAAGAATTCAGGAACGAATGCAATAACGAGAGATAACTTTTGTATATAAGAATAAATTATTGGCTTGATGCATGAGTACGTTTTGAGTACAATTTTTATGACAGTAAAAAATATGCCTGCGAATATGGCGAATATAGCGACAAAAAATAGCGAAAGCGCTATTAAAATTATCGGAATAAAACTCCTGTGAGACGAGTTTGAATAGGATACTGTAAAAATAAAGCCAGTGTTTATGCGCTTTCCAAGCAAAAAAAGTTAAGTTCTGGCAACAGATTGGCAACATTTATGCAATATTCATTGAGTAAAAATATTTTTTTTATAGCATAACAGACCTGCTGAAAACTTGCTTCCCAAATTTGGGAAGCGAGTTTTAGCAAGGCTGTTTCTTTTTGTCTCTTTTTAAGAACTGTAATTGATTGGTAGTAAGCGTCCAATAAGAGGGTGTATCGAAATTTCTGGCTGTTGCATGTAAACTAT